CTGATGGAGGAATCCGAGCGATGAGCCATCCCATCACCCCACCGCCGGAGCTTTTTAACAAATTGAAAGAGGAATGGGCTGCACTAGGCGTGAAGATAAGAGGTGATCTTGGCAACTACCTTGTGAATAATGCTTACAGGATAGGCGCCGACCAGGAGCTGGATGCGTGCTGTGAATGGCTAGTCAGCGAAGGGTGGTTCAAATACGAACACGAGGCTGTGGAAGATCTCCGCACCGCCCGCCGCCCCAAGCCGCCGAGCTTGAAAGAGCAAGCGTTGCAAGCACTTTCTGAAGCCGTCAAAATGGCCGATGACGTCCCACCAGAGGGGATTTGCTCAGGCCAAGCAGACATTATCCGCCGCGCCCTGGAGGCCCTTCCCGAATGATCAACATCGACTCCAATCAAGGCCGCATCGGTGAACTGTGGTGGATCAACTCCGATCCATCAACGACGCATCGCGTTGCCGTTCCGTTTGCTGGCGCCCGTGTACATCTAGACCTGTATCGCTGGGGCACCTGCGGCATCGGCCGCGACATCAAAGTCTGGCTGGAGCCGATTGATGATTAACATTAACGAAGCAGTGCATACCATTGCACTACAACTTGGACCATCACTTTTGCTTTTGCTGTTTCTAACCTATCTCGACAGAAAATGACTGACCTCTCCTCCGCTGCTCAAGCAGTGATCGCTGCCAGCAACTGCGCTGGATCTCGGATCGTGCAATTACACATCGCCGCCGCCCTGCGAGCTGCTGCGGATCAGGTGGTGCCACAACCCAAATACTCCTGGAATGTTTCATCAGAAAACAGGTTCATCCGCCGCCAACTCCTTGCCATCGCCGAAGAGCTGGAGGGCCAATGATCCGCTTTGCATTGCTGCTGTTGCTCCAGTCTCCGGCCATGGCACAGCCCAGCAGATCCGTTACCGCCACGGTCTACGACGGCTGGTTCCATGGCCGCGTCACCTACTGCGGCCAGACGTACCAGCACTGGGGCGTGAGCGCCGCGCACCCATGGTTGAGCTGCGGCACCCGTGTCCGTGTCAGCCATCAAGGCCGCACGCTGGTGGTGCCGGTGACCGACCGCTGCGACTGCAGCAGCATCGACCTCAGCGCCGGCGCTGCACACCGCTTAGGCGTGCCGCTTGACGGCATCGCAACCGTTCGCATCTCACACCAATGAACGACCCAGTCAACCACCCATCGCATTACACGCAAGGCGGCATCGAGTGCATCGAAGCCATCCAGGCAGCATTGACGCCAGAAGAGTTCAAAGGCTACTGCAAAGGCAACGTGCTCAAATATGTCTGGCGTGAGCAACACAAAGGCGGCAATGAGTCGCTCCGTAAAGCCAATTGGTACATGCAATGGCTGGTCAAATAAACAAAGGCCGCAACTTTACGGTCAACATCCGCATGAGCCGTGAAGAGATCGAAGCTGCTCGCAAACTAGGCGACGGCAACATTAGCATGGGCTTCCGTCATGCCATACGGTATGCCTGCTGGAAGAACATGCGCCCGATTAAGCTCAGCACCATGCTGCGCAGTGCAGCCGTCATGGCGCAGGATCTAGAAGATGCCCGCGATTCAAGTTCAATGCCCTAGCTGCACCTCTAGGCAAACCTATATCGTCATGACCAATCAACTTGACGATGGCACTATCGTTAGGCGTCGCCACTGCAGGGCCTGCGATCATCGGTGGTACACGCAGCAACCAGCCGAAGTGCAGGTGCCGCGATGCCTATTGCAGTGGTCCAATAAAAAGTACATCATCGCTATCCGCAACAATGATCCTTTGTGACACCGAGATCCACGACCTGATCGAACATGGCATGGTGCAGCATCACCAGCCAGAACTGATCAACCCTGCCAGCCTGGACCTGCGGCTTGGCAACCTGATCATGCGGGAGTCGGTGGAGTCGCACCAGATGATTCCTCTGTCGATCAAGGACTACACCGCCGAGCATCCGTATCAGTTGGTGCCAGGACAGTTCATCCTTGCGCAGACCATCGAAACGTTCGTCATGCCGGAGGACGTCGCCGGGTTGTTCTTCCTAAAGTCAAGCCGCGCGCGCGAGGGTTACGAGAACCTGCACGCCGGCTATGCCGATCCAGGCTGGCATGGCAGCGCGCTAACGCTGGAGCTGAAGAATGCCCGCCAGTTGCAGCCGCTGCCGATCTACCCAGGGTTGAAGATCGGGCAGATGGTATTCTTCCGCATGAGCCAACGCCCGGCACTGAGCTACGCGCTGACTGGCAGCTACAACAACGACCAACTAGTCGCGGCCTCCAAGCAGTTCAGCAGCCGCAGCCAGATGCCACGGTTCAACGCTGCATGAGCGCATCGCTTCAGCGATTAACCACTTGATCTGTGATCGCTGGCTGGCTTCTTGCTCAGCCAGCAACAGCGCATACTCCAGCAATGCGTTGTAGTCCTTTGCTGCATGTAGCTCACGCAACATCTGGGCATTGGCTGCGCCGTGAAATTGTGCTTCCATTGTGTGAACTAACGGATTCATCATGTCTGACAGCATCAAGGACTATCTCAACAGTATCGCCAAGTATCCACTGTTGACACCGCAGCAAGAGATACAACTCGGCAGGCGCGTGCAACGGCTGCGTGAACTGCAATCACTGGATCGCCCGCTGACCAATGCCGAACAGCGTGAGAAGCGCAGCGGTGAACGCGCCCGCCAGCGGTTCATCCAGTGCAACTTGCAACTGGTCGTGCATGTCGCCCGCAGGTACGACAAGCGCAACAACAAGACCATGGAGCTACTCGACCTGATCCAGGAGGGCAACATCGGATTGGCGCGTGCTGTTGAGCTGTTTGACCCAAGCCGCGGCTACAAGTTCTCAACCTACGCCTACTGGTGGATCCGCCAAGGCATCACGCGTGCACTGATCAGCAGCGATGCCATCATCCGGCTGCCAATTGGTGTGCACGAGACGATGTACAAGATCAACCGCACGATCCAGGATCTCAGCCATCAGCTCGGCTACCAACCGAGCATCACCAGGGTGGCAGAAGAGATCGACATGGACCCCGGCGAGCTATCCAATTTGCTCCGGCAAACCTACACCGTTACCAGCATCGACCAACAGGTCAACAACTCAGAAGGCCACAGCATTGTTGACACCATTGCCGACCCCAATGTAGTTGACAATGACATCAGCCAAGATGTGCAGATCATGCTGCGTTACGTTGACCAGTACCTAGACGATAGAACCAAAGCAGTTATTGAAGCGCGGTCGTGTTATCCAGCCGTCACATGGACGCAGCTTGAACGCGAGTATGGCATCTCAAAGACTGCCCTGTACGACATCTATAAGCGCGGCGTCGGTCGCATCCGTATGCTGATGAGCAACCCCCTGACGGACACGCCCCTTGGAACCAACGATCAAGCGTCACGGTGACATGTGGCGCGTCTGCATTAACGGCATGTGCCGTGATCATGCACAAGACTGGCAGGCGCTTATCTTCTATCATCAGATGTTGAATCAATCAACCAATCCTGAATCTTTAATACGCGATCAACAGTCCATGAGTCCTGACGGCTGAACCACTCGCGCCATTCCTCGCTGCCTTTTCTGCGATTGCAATTGCGGCACGCTGGCACTAGGTTGGTTGTAACTGTAGCGCCGCCTTTATGGCGTGGCTTGACATGGTCCAGTGTGTCGGCTAGCGCGCTGCAGTATGCGCACTGATGACCCCATGCCTCAAAGATCTGCTGCCTGAATTGATGCTTTGCACTGCGCTTAGAAACGAGATTCGAGCCATCAATCGAGTGATCCACGCAATTCGGGGATTGGTAGCACCTGAAGACTTAGCCCCAGGATGTGATCGTTGGACGGCGCTAACTCAGTGAGCCGCGCTGCAAAGTCGTCCGATACCTCTCCCGGATCATCGTTGTCACTCTCAACGACGATGGTGTACTCGATCTCTAGGACGTACTGCTTCATACGGTTGGCCGGCAGGTGATGTCAACGCCACCGCGTTTGCGTGGCTTCAGCGTAAGCCAGATCCCACCCAGTGACTTAGGCATAACGATGCGCTCAATGGCCCAGCCGCCAGTGCCGCCAAACTCTTGCTTGTAGGTGCCGGTTTGCAGGTGCCAGCGCTGCTCAATCCATGCCTTGCCGTTGTCAGCAATCCTGTAGCACGGATGCGCGACAATGCTGCGCTCATGGTTATGGCCATTGACAATCACATCCGCATCCGGTGCAATGCTTGCATACCGGCCTCCACCCATGGTGCCTTTGGTGATGATGCCGCCCCATGCGCCGTGATGGAAGAACAAAGTACACCGCCTGACGGCTTCATTCTCGCCACGATAGAACACAAACCGCACAAACCCTTGATAACCCATGTGCTCAGTGACGGCACCATCATTGCGCATGAGTCGGACCACGTTCTCTAGCGGGTCGATCTCTTGGTTGTTGAGCACGGCGGTTTCGTGGTTGCCGTCACCCATCATCAGGATCATGTCGCCGTATGGCTTCAGCAGATCTGCTGATTCACGAAACACCAAGTCAAAGTAGTTGCCGCCTAGGTGCTCTGGCCTGATGTCACCTTTACTGCCGCGGCGGTCTTTCTTGCCTTGCATCAGGCACAGCACATCACCAAAAAACAACGCATGACCGTTAGCATCACGGCATTCAGCTAAGTGCTGCAGTAGCAGTTTGCGGTTGCATTTTGGATTGTCAAGGTGTATATCTGACGCGAGCAGGAATGTCGATTCTTCTTTGTGGCTGCTGTACGGTATCCGTATCTCTATCAATTCTGGCGATAGCCGTTTTGCGCTGATCGCCATGCCGTGTGTAGCGGCTTACACCAGCAGTCTAATAGTCCCAGCGCACGCGAGGCCGGCCTTTGCGGACGCCAAGGTGCACGAACCCTTTAGGTGCGCCGTATCCGATGCTGTAGGGCCAGTTCTTGTCGCACCATGCTTGGACTGCGTTGATGTCGGCGCCTTGGATGTAAAAGTCAACTGCACCGACGCTTGGCGCGTCGTATAGGTGCTCACTGC